ACCCGAACAACCAAGAGAATCCTAAGGTTGCAGGTCTGTTATCATATTGTATCAAGCACAACCATTGGTCTGTGTTTGAGCAGGCACATATGACTCTTGAAATTGAAACCACTAGAGCAATTGCTGCCCAGATTTTAAGGCACAGATCTTTTACTTATCAAGAATTTTCACAACGCTATGCTGATAGTTCTATGTTAGCAAGCGAGATTCCTATGTTTGATTTACGTCGTCAAGATGATAAGAACAGACAGAATAGTATTGATGATATTGATGAGTTTACTAAACAAGAACTTGAAGTTGCTATCAAACGTTACTTTGCTGAGGGTATGGATTTGTATCAGCAAATGTTAAGGTTGAAAGTCGCTAAAGAATGTGCTAGAATGGTTCTACCTTTAGCAACACCAACTAGAATCTACATGACTGGATCTGTTCGGTCATGGATACATTACATCGAGTTGCGTTCTGCTAACGGTACACAGAAAGAACACATGGACATTGCTAACGATGCAAAGCGTGTGTTCTCTGAGCAGTTCCCGATTGTTTCTGAGGCACTTGGATGGTAATCCAAAATCGAAAACTCAATTCCATAAAAGTGGAAAAAAATTTCCCGCAAAAAAATGACTCAAAAACCTGATGCCTGTACATAATATATTTCCTACTCCCATATATTCAAAACAATTAGTGGGATCAACACAAGGAAAGATAAATCAAGAATTACGTTCAGTGTATAATCCAGATAAGATGGTGAAGAATACTCATACACATAATCACTTGGGATCTCATGAAGTTTCTTGTGATGATGAGGGTAATATGTTTTCAATCAATATCATAAAAGAAACACCAAACTTTTGTAGATTTGTAGAGCAATCCGTTATAAGTTATGCACAAGAACTTGGAATGAAAGCAATGATTCCATTTGCAATTACTGAGTCTTGGTTTACCAAAACATCCAAAGGTCAACACGCACCCCTTCATGCCCATGGTAATTCCGACATTTCTGGTGTATACTATCTGCAGACTAACGGTAACGATGGTCGGTTAGCACTCAGAAACCCACTGAATTGTGCTAATAGTAATTTCATTTCATTTATTAATAGTATGAAATGGGGTGAAAAATTAATGCCTCTTAAACCAGGGTTGTTATTAATGTGGCCAGCATTCTTAGAACATGGTACGTTTGTGAATGATACACCAGCAGATAGAATTAGTTTTAGTTTTAATGTTACACTATCAAAACCACCATATATAAACACCATACCAAATTCAGAAGCTGAAAAAAGATCTCATCTTTATATTCCTTCAGAACTCCCTGCTAAATTATCCTCTAAATAATATGCCTACCTACCCAGTAAAAAATCTAAAAACTGAAGAGAAGAAAGAACTCTCCATGACCATGAAAGAATATGAACAATGGAGAAAAGACAATCCCGATTGGGATAGAGACTGGTCTCAAGGTGTCGCTGCTGTTGGTGAGGTGGGAGATTGGAAAGACAAGTTGAGAAAAACAAAACCAGGATGGAACGATGTTCTTAAAAAAGTACAGCAAGTCCCAGGTTCTACAGTAAAAACACTTTAATTATGCCTAGATCAAAAAGTAAATATACTATTCCAGTTCCACCAGGTATGAGTAAGAAACAATTAAAAAGGAAACGTCCTATTAATGAGAAGTATCTTTTAGATATTAGTCCTCTTACAGAGAATCAAGAACTAATGTTTAAAGCATGGGAGGAACAAAAAAACTTATTTGTTTATGGAAGTGCAGGTACAGGTAAAACATTTATCGCATTGTATCTTGCTCTTCGTGATGTCTTGTCTGAAGACTCACTTTATGATAAAGTATATATTGTTCGCTCATTAGTTGCTACTCGTGAGATTGGTTTCCTTCCTGGAGATCATGAGGACAAGTCATCTTTGTATCAGATACCATATAAAAATATGGTCAAGCATATGTTTGAGATGCCTGATGACCCATCATTTGAAATGCTTTATGCTAATCTAAAAGCACAAGAAACTATTTCGTTCTGGAGTACATCTTTCCTTCGTGGAACTACTCTCGACAATGCTATTGTTATTGTTGATGAATGTCAGAACCTAAACTTCCACGAACTTGATAGTCTCATCACTCGTATAGGTCAAGACTCTAAAGTTATATTTGCAGGTGACGTTGCACAAACTGATCTACAAAAAACTGCAGAGAAGGATGGTATTCTTGACTTCCAACGCATTTTACAAGAGATGGATGAATTTTCTTTGATTGAGTTTGGTATTGATGATATCGTTCGATCTGGACTTGTTAAATCTTATATCATTAACAAAATCAATCTTGGTTTATGATATTATTCAAACATGTTGGTGACCTAGAACCAATTGAACTAGAATCTATTACTGATAAGGAAACAGGTAAAAGGGTTTATCTTACCCCATCTGGTAAGAAATATCCTTCGGTCACCACCGTGATTGGAAACAATAAAAAGAAAATGAAATCTATCATGCAGTGGAGGAGACGTGTCGGTGAAGCAGAAGCGAACCGTGTTTCCGCACAAGCAACAGGTAGAGGAACTAAGTATCACTCCATTGTTGAGGACTACTTTAATAATGACTTAGATCTAAAAAAATTTAAGTCTTCTCCGCTCCCCGTATTGATGTTTCAGCATTCTCGCCCTACTTTGGATCGTATAAATAATATATACGTTCAAGAGGTAGCGCTCTATTCAGATAAACTTGAACTAGCAGGGCGTGTTGATTGTATCGCTGAGTTCGATGGAGTTCTATCCATCATAGATTTTAAGACATCAGCAAAACAAAAAACGGACGAGAGATTATACGATTATTTTGTTCAAGAATGTGCGTACGCATGTATGTTACTTGAGCAATATAATATCCGTGTTGAGCAACTAGTAACTATTGTCGCCTGTGAAGACGGAGACACACAGGTAGTAGTTCGTCCCGTTAAAAAAATATATTTGGATTCACTCCTACAATACATCGACGAGTATAAAGTTGCCCATGGAAAGAAGCAAACTATTAGAAGATAAATTTATGACAACTGCGAGATTTTCGCAGGAAGTGGAGCGCATAGTTCTGAACAATAAAGACATGAACTATATTGACGCTATAATTCACTACTGTGAGGTAAATGAGATAGAATTGGAAACAGTTCCTAAACTAATCTCAAAACCATTAAAAGAAAAACTAAAGTTTGATGCACAAAAATTAAATTTCATCAAGCGTACTTCAAGAGCAAAGTTAATGTTGGTATGAGCGACTTTTTTAAATCAGAAATGGTCCGTGGTGACCTACAAGAGATGATGGAATTGCAGCAACAATGCTTCCGTTATGCAATGAGTTTCCCTGTGCTTGATAATGATCGCAGGAAAGAATATCTTGAAATCCTGATGTCTCTCCTAGAAAAGCAAGAAATCATGTATGCTAGGATGTCACTTAGTGAAGACGAGGAAGCAAAAACTGTGGTAGAGAACATGCGTAATGCAGTTGTTATGCTTGGTGGAGATCCTAATCTAACGGTCAAAGATATGTTCATGGATCTTAGAACTAAAGTCAATACCATGATGAAGAATTTTAGCGGCGAAGGGGCTTGACGCCCGACCCTTCGCCCTTTATAATGTTTGAGTGATAGGGCATCATAAAACAGTATCCAAATTAATCCGAATAATCCTATGTCTTTTTCAGATCTTAAGCGTAAGTCCAATACAAGTTTTGAGTTTCTTCAAAAGGAACTTGAAAAGTCCAGTACTAATTCTAGTGCCGACGATAGGTTTTGGAAGCCCGAACTTGACGCTTCTGGTAACGGTTATGCCGTTATCCGATTCCTTCCTCAACCAGAGGGAGAATCACTTCCATGGGCAAAACTCTACTCTCATGCATTCCAAGGACCTGGTGGTTGGTTCATCGAGAACTCTCTCACCACTAAAGGAGAGCAAGATCCTGTAAGTGTCTACAATAACAAACTGTGGAACTCAGGAACAGAGAGTGATAAGGAAATTGCACGTAAACAAAAGCGTAAACTTTCTTATTACAGCAACATCTATGTTGTACGTGATCCCAAGAATCCTCATAATGAAGGTAAGGTCTTTCTCTACCGTTATGGTAAGAAGATCTTTGATAAGATCATGGCGGTGATGAAACCTGAGTTTGAAGATGAGGCTCCTCTTAATCCCTTTGACTTCTGGGAAGGTGCTGATTTTAAACTAAAAATCAAAACCGTTGCAGGTTTCTGGAACTATGATTCTAGTGAGTTTGCAGAAAGTGCAGCACTCTCTGGTGATGATGAAGTTCTAGAGAACATCTATAAGAGTGAGCATAGTCTTGAAGCATTTACTGCTCCTTCTGAGTTTAAAACTTATGAAGCACTTGAAGCAAGACTTAACTTGGTTTTAGGTATCTCCTCTGCTCCTCAACGTCCTAACATAGGTGTTGATAGTGAAGAGTATGAACCTCAACCAGTTGTAAAGTCTTCATTCCGTGAGCGTATGTCTGCTCCCTCAGAACCTGCTGCTAGTAGTGAGTCTGATGATGATGCACTATCATACTTCGCTCGCCTTGCCGAGGAAGATTAAATGATATTTGCTATATTTGGTGGTCTTGCCGATGCTTATAATACAATAGCATGGGAAGATGCAATTCCATTTACCTTGATTGTTATAGGACTATACTGGGTCAAAGTAAAAATTGACTCCACTGTTGGTCTAGGTAAGAAGGGTAAACAACTGAAGAGAATAATTAAGGAAGCAATCGAAGAAACAAAATAACTTGTGTCAAAATTGACTTTTCAATTCCATAAAAGTGGGAAAAAATTTCCCGCCAATTTTTGACCAAAAAAGTCGCGTTACTTTAAAGTCGTCTTTAATTTCTTATTAAGATAAGCAGAGCATTTTCCATATTTGCTCTGCTTTTTTAATGACTGAATTAGAGGTTCAATATACTTTGGTTTTAGTACCCATATATCTCTTTTTTCTTCATTTTTCCTTGATACCTCTTCCCACAAAGTAACTGGAGATGCAACAGAAGATCCACTTACGGTAATGACCGTATTTGCTACATCTCCATCGTTATATGAAAAAGTTCCGTTATAAAAATTTGAATCAACTCTTTGACCTTTCTTTAAAACTGCTAATCCAGTAGAATTCTTCAAATCTGCAGATATTTCATAATACGCTAAATCGCTGTATACAGTAGATCCATATTTACCCTCTGCCCACTGTTGTAAGGCATTATCGTCCATTGGCCAATCTTCGTAGATATTAGTAATATTATTAGTCAATGCGATTACCCAATCAAGTTCGGGTCTACCGTAAATTCCATTAGCAAGAGTTTCTATTCTTATACCTTGATTTACAGCGTATTTGTTCAAAAATACCGAAAAGTCGAATATATCCTCATTTATAGAATATCTTCTAAAGAAGTTATTTACTTCAACAAAATCAGAAGAAGAAAACGGAAAACTTTGAGGTTTAACGTCATATTTAATGTTTGGTAAAATAGAAAAATACATTAGTTACTTGCTGCCTCTTCATATGTTGAAATTTCACTCTGATAAATGAGTTTTGTCTCTACAAAAGATAGACTCAACTCTACTGCAGATGGATATCCACCTATCAAAGTTGAATAAGACCCATCTGGAGTAAAGTTAACATCAACGTTTGTTATAGCACATGCTTTATACTGAGTAAGATATGGATTTATATCAGGACCAGTCATATACTTAAATAAACATAAATTAGGGATCTGAATAAAATTATTAACTGCAAATTCGTTTTCTTTTAGTTTACCTTTTTTGTGTAAATCTGTGTCTTTGAAAAATCCAAATGTTTTTACTTTCGCAATTCCGTCTAAACCTCTTATAAACATGTCTTTAAGATCTACAGACATACCTAATTTTGGAGCAGCATGAAATTGAAAAGTTCGACAAATTCTAATCATTCTTTTCGCTTCTTGCTCACTCCTCGCCATCATTTTAAATTTAAACCCAATATTACGTATAGCAGGACCACCAAATAAAACTTCTGTATTTGGGTTTAAAATAACACCAGAAGTTCCTCCCAAAATATCATTTTGTGTTAAGTTGGATTGAGCACCAGTTGCACTTAATCCCATTCTTACTAATGCAGCACCAGCACTAGTGGGCATTCCTGCTAATCCTTTTAAACCAGCTTGAAAATTTTGAAGTAATTTTTTATTGTCTGGATCAGTTATATAATTTGAATACATGGAAAGAGCTCCAGCAGCAGCGTTAGATATTTCTTTACCACCCCATGATGAAGACATAGATGTGCTGACGTCCTGAGGCATATACATGAGAACATCACTACCAGCTTTTTCTCCTATAGACCCTTCTCCAGTTTCACCATAATACCCTTCATTACTTGCTCCTCCAAGAGTTACTTCCCCTCCACGCTTAAAAGGTGCTTTATATTTAAAAAACTGAAATCTAATATAATCCGACTGCTCCTCGATAGACATATCTATCGGATATCTCATTGCAGATCCTGTATTATTATTAGAGTTTGAATTATTAGACATTTAAACAATGTTAGAATTTTGCTCTCCACTATAAAACTCAATGTCTCTAGGAATTTTGAATGCTCCTTTTTGAGTCTTAGATTTTTTGGTATCTTCCCAAACTCTTTTTTTAGAGTAACTTTTTTTGGATTTTGTAATGATAAAATTCTCGATAGGCAAGAAAATTGCCGTATCCCATTCATCTTTACCTAGGTCAAGAAAATAACCACTCACATTATTACTCAAATATTTATGGACGCAGTTAGGAGAAACCTTAAGATAATCGTTGTTAATTAAGTTATCTATAACTGAATATCTGGATTTTGGATTAATATAGTGTAAATTAGCACCTATAAAATGGTCTGCTTGCCTGTCTATGACGTAGACTAGAGGAAATGTATCGTGAAATGGGGTTTTTGACGTTGCTTTATACTCGAAAAGATATAAATGTCCGATTCTCACTTCGTTGCGGAGTTCATTAGTATCTTGGAATTCTGGTGTAGCACTAGCATCGTAGTTTTCGTCACTTTTGAGCAAATCGAGAGTATAGTTCTTCGCAATCAACTTTACCTGACGACGATACCAAGAAAGTGATCTCTTCTCAGAACCCGCTGCTTCTTTTACTTGTTCAAATATAGTGCTAGACATTTAAGTGATCTTCCGTGAGTATCATGAAATTCATTCTTCTATCATCACAATAGTCTTCTGCTGCTTCCCATTTTGCTTGGTTTTTCATAAAAGTTAGAACATCACGTCTCCATGCAGCAGTCTTTCTCTTAGGATTCTTATCAGGACCAGCAACCTGTTTTTTAGGTTTCACCTCAATAATATACTTCTTATATTTACCATCTTTGTTGAGCACTTTGATGTAAAAGTCTGGGTAATACCTATGAACTTTCCCATCAGTAGGGCAACGATAGGGTATAATTATCTCTTCACTTCCCCACTCTACAATAGACCTAGTTCTATCGCAGAATATCATAAACTTCTTCTCCCACATGGATCTATAGATAATTCTAGTTGGATTACCTCGATACTTCTTAGGATTGGAGGGTCTAAACTTTCCAGAATAAGCCATAAATATTACAGGTCACATAATATTTAGATCAAGTGTCGTATAGAGATTTAATGTCAAACATAGCGAGAGGTGGGGGTATGGCGCTCTCCACTGGATTTCGGGTGAAGTTTGACTTCGATAAAGCTGATGGAGTTAAAAGTGTTTTAGATGAGCAAAAATTCTTTAATGGATTTAATTTTCATGAACAATTTGTAGATGAAGTAACACTTCCTGGAGCACAGGCTGCTACTGGACAAATGACTGGAAGGTTTATGGGTGAAGGTGTCACAAACTATGTTCATCAAAAAATGTTTACTGATTTTCAACTTGGTTGGATGTGTGATGCTAATATGAGTCCTTTTAAGTTTATGCAAACTTGGTACCAGTATATTTTTCAAGAGTTTCAACCTGATGGTAGCGAAATTGCAACAGTACAACAACTTGATACAAATTCTGAAGAGAAAGCGATGGCGGCATCAAAGTTTGCGGTTAATAGAACTACAAGATTACAATTTCCAGAAAATTACCATTGTACAGTTAGAATTGCTAAAGCAGAAAAAGGTCCTGTTTCTGAAACTAATAGAGTTTCTACAGTTCATGTGTTACAGGAAGTGTTTCCTTATGCAGTAGAAGCAATTCCTCTTTCATTTGGAACTAGTCAACTTGTAAAATGTACTGCTAGTTTTTACTACTCGAAGCATAGAGTAGCGTATAATGAACAAGGAAGAGACATGCTTTTTTCAGGCTAAATACTTATATAACTTGCATTTATTATGGCATTACCAAAGGTTACCGCACCAACCTATGAATTGGAACTACCATCGAGCGGTAAAAAGATAAAATATCGTCCATTTTTAGTAAAAGAAGAGAAGATTCTTCTTATTGCTATGGACAGTAAAGACGAAAAACAAATTACTCAATCAGTTATTGATACTCTCAGTGCCTGTATTCTTACTCGTGGTATAAAACCTGCGAGTCTCCCTAGTTTTGATTTAGAATATCTTTTTCTAAAAATACGTGCAGCATCTGTTGGTGAAGTTGTAACATTAAATGTTACATGCTTAGATGATAATAAGACTCAAGTCTCACATGAGATCAATATCTCTGATGTTGAAGTATTTAAACCAAAAGGACATGATCCTAAAATTATGATTACCGATAAAGTCGGTGTAATCATGAAGTATCCAAGTATTGAACACTTTGTTAATACTGGACTTGCTGATAAGGGTGATGCTGTGGATGGATTAGACTTTATTATTTCCTGTATTGATCAAATTTTTGAGGGTGAAGAGGTAACTGAGTCAAAAGATTGTAGTCAGAAAGAACTTGCAAATTTTGTTGAGAGCATGACTCAAGAACAATTCGATAAATTTGCAAAATTCTTTGAGACTATGCCTAAACTACAGCATACTTTTAAAGTTAAGAACCCAAAAACTAAAAAAGAGAGCGAGTACACTATTTCGGGGCTACAGAGTTTTTTCGCATAGCACTCTTCCATACTAACTTGGAGGAGTACTTTCAAACTAACTTTGCTTTGATGCACCATCATAAATACTCTTTGACTGAGCTAGATAATATGATGCCTTGGGAAAGAATTGTATACGTTGCACTTCTATCTCAGCATCTTGAGGAACTAAAACAACAAAACAACCGATAATGGCGTCAGGAACCCAAGGATATGAAGCAGCTCAAACAGGTGTTATAGAAAAGATCATTGAGCGTTTCCAAAATAGAAAAAAGGATGATGGAGATGGTAAGAGTGGTCAATCCTCTGCTCCAAATCAACCTGCCTCGGTTTCTATAGCCACTCCTACATCATCAATGTTGATAGAAGGCACAACTGTGAATCAGTTGATGTCTGGATCTTCTGCTCTTGCTACTACAGGTAGTTCAGATATTACAAAATATGGCGAAGATGCGGTTCTACAAGATCAATTAAGAGAACAACAACTAACTAATCAATTATTAACAGCACAAAATCAACTTCTTCTATCCGCAAGTACAGATGGTGCTCTTAGTAAATTTGATAGACAAGAAGATAATTTAGAAAAAATAGAAGATTTATCTGGTACCATAGAATCAGAAAAAGTCAAAAAACCTACTTGGTTAGGAGATTTACTTAAAGCATTAGGTAAAGTAGCTTTCGATATTATTGCTGCTATAGCAGCAGGGTTCCTTGGAAACAAACTTGCAATAGCTGCTGCTTCGTTCCTTGGAAATAGGGGAAGGAGAATTCCTACTAGGAATTTGATTGATATTACTCCTAAACCAAACCAGTTGGCGAGTAGTACTTCAAAAGTTCTCAATCCAGCAAATAATGTTGTTCCAAACAATAGAATCTTACCTGCAAGTGATCTCACAAAAATTGATAATGCTATTCCTAATAACGTCGTTAATAAGGTTAAAGAACCAGTTTTAGAGGGAGTAAGCACTGGTAATAAGGTTATTGATACTACTAAAAATGTAAACAAGGGATTAGGTGCGGTTAATGCATCCGAAGCAGTTGTAGAAGTAGGAGCTGAAGTAATTCCATACAAACCAAATAAAATCGTACAAACATTTGATGGAATGAAAGATTTTCTAAATCCTATGAATGCTTTGAAGAAAGTTAAAAATGCTAATACCGCACTTAGAGGAAGTGGAGCGGCTCATGCAATTCCTCTCTTATCTGCTGTTACTGGAACTGTAAGCATGTTAACTGGTGATTATGCTAATGCTATGCTTGATTATGCTGACGCTGGTGCTGATGCAACTC